TGATACCGAGAACCGTCCTAACAAGACAGTAAGAGCAGCAGAACATGTAGAGACATACCGTGGTGTATCGTTTCTTGTAGATGCTGAAGGACACAAACGTGTTCTATCTGCCGTCTAATAGGAGTTAACAACTTAATATAAGAGGTCCTCTTGACAGGGCCTCTTTTTTTGTGTAAAATATATAAATACCATATAAAAATTATGGAACCTGAAAGAGAAAAGTTAAAACTAATAGTTCGTAATCTGGAACTATTGGTAGATGCTCTTAAAGCAGAGGTGTATTCTGATGTTGATGCATATTCTACCCCCGTAGATACTTCTCAATTACCAGGATTTGTTGATTATGATGAAATCTTCGAGGATGATGAATGAGATCTAAAGAATTAATGAAGAATCTTAAGAAAGCTCTTCAACAAGATTATTTGTATGATACCACGGAACTTGCCTTTATGAGGGAACAACTTGAAGTGTTAGAATCACAAATAATGGTGAAGAAGAGAAAAAAACCTAAAGGATTTGGTAACCAAAAATGAATGTAAAATTTGTTAGTGTCACACCTGACGCAGAGAAGACAATGGGGTATATTGCTCGTGTTTCTAATCCGGCCAATCAGGACAATGAGAAGTATGCAGGACTTTTAAAGTATTGCATCAAGCATAACCATTGGAGTGTTTTTGAGCAATCTTCAATGACATTGGAAATTGAGACTACACGTGCCATTGCTGCACAAATCCTACGTCATAGAAGTTTTACCTTTCAGGAGTTTTCTCAAAGATATGCCGATAGTACGGCTTTGGGAAATATTGAGTTACCAGAACTTCGGCAGCAAGATTTGAAGAATCGTCAAAATTCGACTGATGACTTAGATCCTGAATTAGTGGAAACACTTAATAAACAGATGATTACGCTGTTTAGTTCATCTAAGTCATTATATGAACAAATGCTTAGTCAGGGTGTGGCCAAAGAATGTGCCAGAATGGTATTACCTCTTTGCACACCCACAAGGATCTATATGACTGGTTCTTGCCGTTCTTGGATACATTATATCAATCTAAGATCTGCTCACGGAACTCAAAAAGAGCACATGGAAATTGCAGAGGCATGTCGTAAGATCTTTGTTGAACAATTTTCTTCTGTATCAGAGGCATTAGAATGGTTATAATATTAGATAATGTTGTAAATTTAAATTCTTCATTTCAAAAGGATATTATAAACGTATTAGAGCAACATAAGCAGCATACAGGTAAAATTAATTTTAATGAAAAATGGTATTCGTTGGATGAAGATCATATTTTCAGGAGTCTCTGTTTACAGATGATGGTCAAAGCTCATCATTATGTGGATTTAACTTCCTGTATTGGATATGAGTTTTGGTCACATAATAATACAAGACCAAGGGGAGGATGGCATCAAGATAAAGATGAACAATTAAAAATAAGAACCGGAGAGATTAATTTTCCCTTATGCTCATTGATCTATTATCCTATAGTTGAAAATCTTAAAGGTGGACAACTTCATATTGAAGATGATATAATAACACCTATAACCAATCGGTTAATTATAATGGAGCCTGGTAAGTGGCATTGTGTTCAAGAATTTACTGGGAATCGCGTTTCATTTTTAGTTAACCCTTGGAATAAAAATCTAAATACCTTCATATAACAATTTAATTATGGCAACATATCCTGTGGTTCACAAAGAAAGTGGTGAACAGAAAGAAGTAGTAATGAGTGTTACTGAATGGTCTCAATGGTGTGATGATAATCCTGATTGGAAACGTGATTGGAGTGATCCTGATACATGTCCCATGGCAACGGAGATAGGGGATTGGCGTAATAAATTAGTTGCTAAAAATCCTGGATGGAATGATGTTCTTGATAAGGCATCTAAAGCACCTGGATCTAAAGTAAAGAAAATCTAACATCATGGCAAGACGTAAAAGAGGAAGTATTGATCAATCTATTGGGGTTGGTTTAACTACAAAACAATTGAAGAGAAAAAAAGCTCTAAATGATGATTATTTGGTTAATATTGAACCTCTTAATGATAATCAAAAGAGATTATTTGATTCTTACAAAAAAGGTAAGCATATTATTGCTTATGGTTGTGCAGGAACTGGAAAAACTTTTATATCTTTATATAATGCATTGAAAGATGTTTTGGGTGGTAATAATCTTTATGAGAAAATTTATTTAGTTCGTTCTTTAGTATCTACTAGAGAAATTGGTTTCTTGCCTGGAGATCATGAAGATAAGGCCGATATATATCAAATTCCATATAAGAATATGGTAAAGTATATGTTTCAGATGCCATCCGACCCTGATTTTGAGATGCTTTATGGTAACCTTAAATCTCAAGACACGGTAAAATTTTGGAGTACATCATTTATTCGTGGAATTACATTGGATAATTCTATTGTTATTGTAGATGAATTTCAGAATCTTAACTTTCATGAATTAGATAGTATTATTACTAGAGTTGGTGAAAATACTAAAATTATTTTTTGTGGAGATGCTACTCAATCTGATTTGGTAAAAACTAATGATCGTAATGGAATTGTGGACTTTATGAGCATCTTGCGTAAAATGAATTCTTTTGATATAATAGAGTTTGGTATTAATGACATTGTTCGTTCAGGATTAGTCAAAGAGTATCTTATTGCTAAAAATGAAATGGGATTGTAATGTTTAATCATGTTGATTTGAATCTTGAACCTCTTAAACGAGAGACTATAGATGGTGTTCGGTATTATTCTATTCCTGATGTGGAGGAATTAATTAAATTAGTTTCTATTACATCTATAACCAGTCATTTTAACAAAGAAATATTTGTTAATTGGCGTAAAAAGGTTGGGGATGTAGAGGCAGATCGTATCACTAAAGCGGCTACAACCCGTGGGACTGATATGCACACTCTTACTGAACACTATTTGAAAAATGATGAGAAACTTCCCAAAGTTCCTCCTATTTCAGATTTTTTATTTAAGATTGCCAAGGGAGAACTTAATAAGATAGATAATATCTATGCTTTAGAGGGACCCCTATATAGTAAGCAACTCGGAATTGCCGGAACTGTCGATTGTATTGGGGAATATAATGGAGAGTTGTCAATAATAGATTTCAAGACATCTAAACAACCTAAACCCAGAAATTGGGTGGAGCATTATTTTGTGCAGGCAATGGCATATGGATGTATGCTTTATGAAATGCGGGATATTTCCGTAAAAAAATTAGTCATTATTATGGCATGTGAAAATGGAGAATGTAAAGTCTATGAAGAGTACGACAAAGCCAAGTACATCATGCTCCTCAGTGAGTATATTAGAAAATTTATTGGAGATAAATTGGAACTCTATGGAACCTAAAAATGAATTAGAAAAGGCAATAGAGAGTAAATTTTTAACTCCTCAAAAGTTTGCTTTAGAGATAGAAACTATTGTATCTAAAGAGCAAATGAATTACATTGATGCCATTTGTTATTATTGTGAACTTAATAGTCTTGAGATAGAATCAGTAACGAAACTTGTTTCTAAACCTCTGAAGGAGAAGTTGAAGTATGATGCACAAGAACTCAACTTCATGAAAAAAACATCACGAGCTAAATTGCCCCTATAATGGAAACTCTTGACGGGATTATATTTAAAAAACCTTTTCCCCATTTAATTATAAACGATTTTTATAATGAAAAAGAATTAAAATTAATTTGGGAAGAACTTTCTTTTTACACTAAACCAGGAAAATTTTTAGAAGCAAAGTATTTTGGTGGTATTGTTAATAAAACTAATTCACATGCTTTAGCATTAGATGGTGTTTATCGTGAAGAATATAGAAATTTATCTAATATTCTAACAGTTAATAGAAAATTATTTGACACTGAACTTCTAAAAACATTTTCCGACATAGATGATTGTTGTAGTATAGCTCTTACTTCTAATTGGGACATTACTAAAGTTAGGTATTATCATCATGATGAATATTATGAACCTCATACTGATAGAGATTTTCAGTTTTTAGCATTTTCTTATTTCTATAAAGAACCTAAAAAATTTAGGGGGGGTGAAGTTTATTTTCCTGATTATGATTATGAGATACCGTGTAATAATAATTCAATGATAATACTCCCTGGTTGGGTTCAACATGGAGTAAGAAAGGTAAATATAGAAGATTCTGATTATTATGATGGATATGGGAGATATTGCATCTCCAGTTTTTTTGGAAACAAAGGTAAATGAAAGTGACACCGTTTGAGACTTATCAAACTTATCTCTCTATGAAAAGTCATTTTACTAATCGTAAGTATGATTTTTTTAAGTATGGAGGCAAATCAAGGGCAACTATGGCCTCCTTTAACAAACGGAAGGATAAATATTTTTTCGAAAAAACGAGTCGTAAATATTCTGATGAAGAAGTTTTAAATTTTCTTTTAGCAAATTTTGTACACACTGA